TCACGGATGGGTACTGCGCGATGTAGGCGTTGGTACCTGATACATGCGCGGCGGCAGTGGTGTTCGCTTGCGCACGGAAGCAGTTGTAGAGCGTGTTGCCCGAGATATACGAGTAGAAGATAACCTCGTTGTCGAACTTCACAAACCCATAAGCGGGCAAGCCATTGGTGTTACTCAGCGTGATCTGCGTAGCAGTGCTGGTAATGTTGGCAGACAGGAACGCCCCGGTAGGGTACGTCTGCCCATCCATCCGGTTGACCAGAATCTGAATGGGGCGTGCCTGTTGAATCTTGTTGGGGATCGTGGCGTAGGTAGAGACACTGATCCGCGTAATCGTCAGGTCCGCTTGCGTGGCCGCAATGTTCCCGCCGGTACGGATGACGTGTTCCAGCAGGTCAACAGTATCCAACGGAAGGGGGTAGGTGCTCTGGCCTTGGACCAGATTGATTATCCCCGCCTCCATCGTCCACATATTCACGCCACGGTTTGCCCAGTCGGCAAACAGCAGGTTCAGGGAGCGCCGTGCCGTTTTGAGGTCGTAGCCGGATCGCAGTTCTGCACCGCACCGCTCAAACGCTTCCTCAACAATCTCGGTCAATGCGAGATTGAACGCCGCCGCCCCTGAAGTATTCATCTGAACCTCGCCGTTTTCTCGCGGATGCGCTTAGGCTGTGCTACGAACTGCTTGCCAGCCCGCGTGCCCTCACGCTTTGCCTTGGTCGTTGCGGCGTACTCGGCGGGAGACAATGCCTCTCGCGCTTTCTTCGGCAAGTACCGCTCTCCAGTGGCCCCTTTACCTACGGTAGAAGGCTTACCGGACTTAGTGCCCCAGTCTTCCTTCGTCCACTTCGCCAGCTTGTTGCTAGAAGACTTAGCCCCGGAGTAGCCGCCACCACGCTCTTTGTAGAGACGTGTAGCCTCCTGCATGGCACGCGCAGAGTGCTTACCACCCATTTTGGCTTTGGCGTCTGCCTTGGCTTTCGCCCACTTGGCAGGGTCAGTCTTCTTGGCGACTTCGCTCATTTACTTAAACCGCGTAAGGTTTTGGCCAATCTTGCGCGCTGGCCAAGTTTTCCGGGTTTCTTAGCAGCCATTGCCAGTTTCTTCGCAGGTATAGGCTTACCTTGTTTCGCACCTAGACTTTTACGAAGACTTCCTTTATTCTCGGGCTTAATAGCCTTTTGAATCCACTTCTCAGCCATGACTTCCCCCAAAAGAAAAATTGTCGGTAGAGGGCATGTTACTCTCATTTGTAGAGCATGCGGTGGGGAGTTTACTCGCCCTCATGCCCATATCCGAGGGCATACTAACGCCTGCTCCAGACCCTGCGCCGCTAAGATTAAACCCCGCAAGCCAAGAGTATTTATTAACTGCGTTTGTAAACACTGTGGCAAAAATTTCCGTATACGTAAAGGTAACGGGGGGAAAGGAGAGTATTGTTCTGCGGCCTGTAGAGCTATTGCCTGTGGAGCAAAACGGCGCGCGTCGGCACATCCAAATTGGAACGGTGGTAGTAGTAAACGTGCGTACGTAGTCCGCAAACTTATTAAGGATATTGTTGCAGAACGTGGTAAATGCGCAGATTGCGGAAGTACCCATCAACTTCAAGGCCACCATGTAAAAGCGCACAGCACGGAGCCCACTTTGCGTGCAGACCCTAAAAACATACAAGTACTGTGCATATTTTGCCATGCTAATAAACATCCAAAATTAGCGAGCCTTATTCTTTCTGGCGCGGTTAGGGCGTGACCCCACTTTGCCACCTGATTTGTACTCGTCAAAGTCGGTGTTATCACGGCGAGCTTTACGCTTCGCCGTGGGCATTTTGCGTGGGTTAACAGCACCCATACCGCGACTCGGCATCATCGCATCTTACCTTTGGTTTTACCCTTGGTAGCCATGCCATCTGCCCGCTTGGACGCTGAAGATTTGGCGCTTACTTTGCCACCTTTCTTCATGCCACGGCGTTGCTCGGCAATGCGCTTGGCAATCATTTTCTCTCGCTCACGTTCCTTTTCTTTGTCCATAAGCGACTCTGCCGCTCGGCCAATCGGACTGTTTTTGAGAAGCATGCCTGCGCCAGTCATACCGGCAATATCTTTGAGTGCCATCGGCTACCTCACTTGCACTTACCGCCACGCATCATTTTGACTTGCTTACCTTTGGTCTTACCCTTGGTAGCAACGCCATCTTTGCTAGGAGCGGCAGTCTTTACTTTGCCCATAGCTTCGCCGCCTTTTGCGTAACCCTTTTTCATTTCATTTTCCTCTTGGTAGTTTTGAACAACTCGCTCATACCTTGTCGGGTAGTAGGCTTGTTAGCCTTCTGTAGATCGGCGCGAGAACGACCTTTTTTAAGCTGCATGCCCTTGCTCTCTTTGCTAAATTCCTTAGCTACGCTTGGCTTAACCCCCACCTTCTTAGCAAAGGCTGGGTTGTGCGCGGCGGCGTCCATAAGGCGCTTTTGTGCAGGAGATTTAGCGGGCATTTTCCGTATCCTCTTTGCGGCGACCGTAGGCAAGACTGTCAATCTTGTGCTCCAACCGGTCAAATCTATCCAACAACTGTTGCATGTCGGCCCGGAACTCTGTGCGAGTGATATGGTCACGGGCTACTTCTTCACGGGTCTTATTGAGCAGGATGCCAAGGCGATCCAACTCGTCGAATTTCCCTTTCAAAAGCACCCCCATAATGGCCACCGCTCCACTTAGCATGACGTTCCAGACCAACATTTCCATGTCAACAATTCCACGCCCGCAGGCTCTTGTTGATACGGCTGTTGGGGTCTTTGGCAGTCTTGGCGCTCGTGAGCTTCTTCTTCATACCTTTCATTCTGGCACAAAAAGAATCCCGGCGAGGGCCACCCTCCGGTTGCGGGGCTTTCAACCCCGGCTTGCCGGGGTTAGCCTTGTTGTAGGACGCACGCCCCTTGGCGTTCAAGCCGCCTTTGGGGTTCTTGCCTTCCTTACGGGTCCACGCTGGGGTCTTGGCCATCACCGTCTCCAGAAGATACGTCAGGAGTTACTTCAGGTACAGGCGCAGCGGGAGGCGGTGGGTTAACGATTGCGTCAATAGCGGCAATCAACTCTGCCTCCGTAGCGTCTTCAGGCAAATCTAGGATGAATGGTCCAACAAAAGTGCCAGAAGCACTATCGACAACAGCAACCACAGTCCATAGCCCATCGGAATAAGTACTCTCACTAATAATGATCATGGCGCGGTATACCCTTGGGCGTTGATATAAATAGCTGACGCCGTTGTGATACAAGCCACGTTAAGTGCGGCGTTAGCCGTTGTCTTGAGCGGGTTTGAGAAATCAATATGGGTCAGCGGAGCGTTAGCCGCCACATACCCACGCCAGATAACCGTAGAGCCGTCTTTCAAAACAACTTCGGTAGCCACTGCGGAAGCATTGGAAAGCCCAATGCTAGTGACATACCGGCGCAAGCCCGCACCAGCAGCAGCGGCAAGGGCAACGTCGGTGGTGTTTGTGATACCACCGGAAGCTGCCGCATACGACCACTCCAGTTCAGGAATCTGGTAAGGACGTGTGATAACTACGCCTTGGACCGTAGTGATAAGGTCAGCCGTGTCACCCGTAGCCACTGACGTATAAGCGGCAGTCAATGCGCGGCCAGCCAAGCGTACAGGGTTGCCAGCAACAGCCGCATCGTGAGCGGATTGACCGTTGAGAGGGCTGGACGGATGCAGCGCAGCAACAAGGCCTGAGTTTGCCGCAGCCGCCGCAGTGCTAGGCTTGGTGACGTTGGCCCGCCACTGGGGGTTGACCGGATCGCTGATGAACTCCGTATTGCAACCGGTTGTGCCGATACCAAACGCCGTACAAACCAACTGAGCAGCAGCAGCCGGAGCCACAGCGCCGTTTACCGCCATCATGTAACCTGGCAGCGTTGCAACGTCCAGCGCAGGGATAAGGAACGTGGCAACAGGAATGGCAGTGCTGTTGATGTAGAAGTCTATACGATCCGCACGCCGAGCGATGGCGGTGTAAAACGGCAGGTTGTTTGTGGCCGTGTAGCCAGACGCTGCCGTATTGGTCTTTACGCTGTTTTGGTAGATGACACAGGTAATAACGCCTGCGCCATCCAGTTCAAAGCCAACGCCGTTAGCAGTAGGTACAGCTACCGTAGGCGTAGTAGGGACAGCGCCCCAGCCCCAAAACCTAAGCGTGTTGGCCTGAACTACGTTGGGCACGATCATCGTCATGCCTTCCGCAAGGAAGTTCAAGCCGTCAGGCAGGAACGACGATTGAGTGCTGATACCCGCGTAGGCGCTGGCGGTCGTGCTGGACTGCATCACCAAGTTGCCCAGCGTAACCGTGGTCGTACCGGTGGCTACCTTGGTGGTCCATTTGTTCGTCGTATCGAGCGTGTCAAAGCTATCCGTAAACAACGCCGTAGGTTCGTTGGTTACCCTAAAGTAACCATACTGAGTGACCCCGGCGATGGTGTCACCTCCTCCAGCAACTACGACATGCGCGGATTGCCCTGTTGCAGACCACGCGGATGATCTACCTGTATCGGTATCTTGAAGCGGAGCAAATCCACTCATGGCGAACTCCTAAACTAGAGGGGGGATGCCTTACGCGGTGTAAGCGCCATCAGTCGGGACACAGTAAATGATCGTGCCCGAAACAGCCCCACCCGTAGCCGCAGATGCGCCCACAGAGCCAGTGATGTATACCATTTCAGAGGTAGACATTACGCCGCCCAGTGCCGTACCAGCAGTGGCAGAAGCCCAGTTGAAGACTTGCTTGCCCGCGTCGGCGTCACCTTCGTTGATGAGCGAGCCAGCGGCGTTAGTGCCGGAGACGTAGAGGCGCGTGCCCATGTCGAACGTAGGGTTGGTACCGCCAGTGCCAGCGGCGTTAGCTTGAATCTCAAGGATTTGAGCGCCAACGGGCAGGATGACAGGGGCAGAGTTGGCAGACGACTTGGCTACCAGAGAGTTAGCAGTCGCGGTGGCGCTGAAGTAGAAGTCAGCAGCCATCAGCATAGTGCCAGCGTAAGCGGTCTTCGTAGTGTCGCCCCCACCGGAGCGCCAAATGGATTGCGTAGTAGAAGTAGGCATCGAATTGTCCTCACATGCGAGTTCGGTGCGCTGGTCTGCATGTTGTCAGCCGGACCTGTCCGGCGCACCAATAGATTCCGGTACTTTGTTTATAGCACAGTATCCAAAGAAAGAAAAAGGGGAGCCGAAGCTCCCCCAATTCTTAGGCTCCAGCGGAACCCCAGATGCCCAGCGGATCGGACCAGCCGAAGCTGTAACGCTCACGAGCTTTGTAGCGAACGTTGCCAGTATCGAAGTCACCATCCATCGACGTAGCCATAGCGGTACGCTCGAAGTGCTTCAGGCCGTTAGGAACGTCGGTCAGAAGGAACCAAGCGTTCGTGTCGGTCAAGAAGTGGTTGATGGTGTAGCCTTCAGGCACCGAACCGTTGTTCTTGAGGGCGTTAATGTCGTTGTCAGTCGTGCCCACACGGAGTTCCGTCTGGAGCAGGCGAGTAGCAACGAACTGGAGCGCCGGGGGAACAACCAGTTTGCGGGGCTTAGCGGCGATCAGCAGACCACGCTCGTCGGTCCACGCGGCAATTTGAATTACTGCGTTTTCCAGTGAGGTTTCGTTCAGGTCAACGCCAACGCTGGGGCTGTTGTAGTTAGCGCCACCACCAACGAGGGGGTGACCTACGCGAGTACCAACAGAGTTGTTGCCGAACAGCGATACGCCGTCACCACCGGGGACAGCCCCGTTGAAGCCTTGGTTCAGGACGTTAGCGGCCTTAACCTGCTTGGTGTAGGACATAGCGCGGGCGAGCGCCTTGGTGTAACGGGCAGACAGCGAATCGTAGAGGTTGTCTTCGATTGCTTCTTCCGTGATGGAGAAGCCAAGGGCAATCGTCTCGTGGTTGTAACGAGCGGTGAATGCTTCTTGCGCATTGTCATACGCGATAGCAGAACCTTCGTTCTTGACCGGAGCGGCACCGAAGCCTGCCAGTTTGGTTTCTTCTTCAAAGCTACGCTCTGATTTCTCAGTTTCGTAGATTTCCTTGTGCTCCTCGCCGTAACGGGCGTATTCCATACCGAACAGAGCGTTCAGACCGGGAAGGAGTTCTTTAAGTAGCTGGGCGCGTGAAATAGCCATGTTTAATTACTCCTAATCACAGGCCAACGGCGTTGGTATAGCTGTGGTAGCCGGGGTTGAACTTCACCAGAATGTCGGTGTAAGCATCGCCCACTTGTGACGTAGTGCTCTCAACGAAACCAATGATGCGGAAAGCCGCAGTGGTCGTGATGGCAGTAGCGTTCACAGCGACGTTGCTGTTACCAGTGGTGGTAGAACCCGTGCTGGTGGATTGAGCGTTAGCCAGATAAACGTTATTGCCAAGCTCGGTCTGGCTGATAACGCCAGCGGCCTGTACTTGGAATACAACGTTAGGATCATCAATGACCATAGCCTTGACAACACCCGTGGTGTTGGCAGGGTAGTACTGGGAGTAGATGACCTGACCCTGTGCGTTGATGTACGAGCAACCAACGAACACGCCAACAGCGCCCGTCAGGGTGCCATTGCCGGGGAACGAGTTAGTCGTACCGTCTGCGCCAGTACCGGTAACGAGTTGCAGGTAACCGTCAGAACCAACAAATACAACGGAACCGTTGAAGATGTTGTTGGAATAGCCAGCCGGATCAATCAAGAAAGTGCGGGTGCTACCAGCATAAGGTAGACCGCCAATCTCGTTTACGGCGCGAAGGCCGTAGGGAGTAGCAGTGGATGCCATGTTAGACTCCTAAGAAGTTTAAGAACCGTTTCCAAACCCGCCACGACTGCTGGACGACTTGCGGTCGGCAAACAGCGGCATGCGCGGATCGTTATTTCTCATGAAGTGATTGTCCACGGACTCCATCTGAGTAGACGCTTGATTGGCGTAGTACTCGTTGCGTGATTCAGCCAATTCTTTAGGCATCTTGCACAGCAACAGTCCACCAATCTCAACGTTGCCTTGCG